AAGAATGGCTTGTAGAACTGGCTGTCCTACTCAAGATCACGAGTCTTGGGGTGATTGCTTACGAGCATCAAACATACAGATGTCAACTGGTGACGCTAATGGCGAGCTAGTTAACAATGGTTGGACCAATAAGAAATGGAACAACGAACTTAAAGCTTACCGTGACGCTCGCGCTCAGGGTATACAACCAGACGGAACTTCTACTGCACAGATTCAGAAAGCAGTAGATGTAAGTAACAAAACAGGACACGCATTCGGTTCTGCTTATAAAGGAGATAACCATGTGTGCTTCATGTGGATGTAATCACGTTAACTATAATCACGAAATGCCTACAATGCCAGGCTCTTACAAAGGTATTGACAAAGTAAATTACAACATGCCAAAGGTACCAGCAGTTCCTGCTATGCCTAAGTCAACCAAGAAGGGTAAGTAATATGGCAAAGCCAAAGCCTAAGGGCTGGAATGCAATGAGCAAGGCTAAACAAGAAGCTTGGAAAAAAGAAAACTTTAGTTCTGCAACTAAAGTTACTTCTGCCGATCTTGCAAAACTACGTGCAGAAAAGACTCCAGAAAAAGCTATTGCTAAGTACAAGAACGATCCAGCAATGCGTGAAGCACTTAATCGTTTTTATGGTAAGGCTCGCGTAGGTCAGGTAACTGCATCCAGTTCTCCTTCTACAACTGTACGTGGTGGACCAGGAGCTAAGATGCCTAAGCCACCAGCAGGTGGACCAGGATCTAAAACTGGTAGAGATGGAAGAGTTCCTGCTTCTAAGAAAACCATAACTATGGGTTCTCGTACTGGCGGTACAATTACTGTTAGTAAAGCTGCAAATGATAAGCGTAAAGCAGAGTTTCAAAATCGAACAGCTAAGGCTGTTGCATTAGGTGCTGCTATTGTTCCAGCTGGTAGAGGTGCAATGATGGTAGGTAAAGCTGCTAGTAAAGTAGCTCCAAAAGCACTTCCTAAAGCAAAAGCTATGGCTTCTAAAGTTAAGTCTATGGGAACTAAAACTCCTAAGGTAGCTGAAACCCCTAAGGTTGCTCCTAAAACAGCATCTAAGTTTAAGCAAAGCCCTAAAGCAGAACCTAAGGCTACTCCTAAGGCAAATCCTAAAAGAAGTTTACCTCCAAAAAAGGGTAGTCAGTAAATTATGGTAGCTAAGAAGGATCCACGTTTAACACGTGCAGGTGTTTCTGGCTACAACAAGCCAAAGCGTACACCGAGTCACCCTAAGAAGTCGCACGTAGTTGTTGCTAAAGAAGGTTCACAGGTTAAGTTAATTCGCTTTGGTCAACAAGGTGTGACGGGTGATAGACAACCAAGTAAGCGACAAGCTTCGTTTAAAGCCCGTCACGCTAAAAATATTTCTAAAGGCAAGATGAGTGCAGCATATTGGGCGGACAAAGTTAAATGGTAAAGAAAAAAGTATGGGATACACCAAATCCTAAAAAGAAATCTAAGGCTTTAACACCAGCACAAAAAGCTGCAGCTAAAGCTCGTGCTAAAAAAGCTGGAAGACCATATCCAAATCTAATTGACAACATGGCAGCTAGTAGAAAGAAAAAGTAAATGGCTACCCAAGCAGCAATGCAGCAACCTGATACGGGCAGTGACTACGTTGCTGAAATTGCTAACTTTATGTTTGCTACTGATTCACTTGCTAAAATTTCCAAAGGTCAAGGATCTTGGGGAGACCTAGTTAATGTTGGTGTAACTGCTGCTACGTTTTTTATTCCACCTGCAAAGATTGCTATGTTAAGCACTAAGGCTTTAAACGCTGCACGTGCTGCTGCTTTAAAAACTACTACTAATGAAGTTGCATCTGTTGCTGCTAAACGTGCTGCTCAACGTACCGTTAATAACATTGACGATATGCGTGGTCAGAAGAAGTATATTTCAGACAAACCTGGTGCTAGATCAAGATATGATGAAGAATCGTACGATGGTTTTTCAAATGTTGAAGATCCGTACCCTCGGCAAATAACTCCAGATTCTGTTCGTAACTTAGGACAACCTAGATCAGCTCCAGATAAAACATTTGCAGCCGATCAGCCTAATACAGTGACATCAGAGCTTGTAGATCAAATTGATAAGTTGTACAAGTTTAAAAAGAACATGTCTGATGTTGCTTTTAACACACAAAGGGCAAAAATTTTAGTTCAGTTATTTCCTGAAAAAGAATTACTTCCAGATGTTGCAGACATTTCTAGATCTGCAGGTGAGTTAATTACTTCAAGCAGTAGCATTACTAATGCTAAGAAAAAAGAAATAATTAGAAACCTTAAAAAATCTGACAATCCAGATGGCTCTCTTAAAAAACCAGAGGAGTTGGCAGATGATGTTCGTCTTGCAAAGGAACTTGAAGACTTAGATCTTAAAACTTTAAAGCAAGAGGTTGACATTGTTCCTGGCAAAAGGAAGAAAGATCCTCAAAAAATAACTACCAAAGAAGTAGCAACTGAAACTACTAGTGCACGTTCTGCTATTCAGCCTGAACTTGATGATGTTTTGTATCAAAAAGAACTTGCTGAAGGTATGCTTAAAACAGCTGATGATCCAGAAGTTATTTTTCAGATAGAACGAAAAATTAAATTACTTGATAAAAGAGCTACTGATCTGCAAAGGTATATTGATGAACCTTATTCATCAGGGGCTATAGATCAAACTAAAAAAATTATTCCAAGTAGAAGAACTGGAAGAGACACAGTAGAGTACAAATCTCCTAAGTCTTACGCAGCAAGAGAATCAGTTAAAAAGTCTGGCAAAGCACCCGATAGTCCTAAGCGTTCTACTTTATCTGAACTTAAGTCTGATGAAGAAACAATATTAAGGCAACTTAAAACTGCTGAGCCAGGTCAACGCAAAGCACTGCAAGCTGATCTTAAACGTACACGTCAAGAAATAATGAATACTGAAGTAGGCAGACTTCGTCAAAGTCTTGATGATCAGGTTAAAGATATACCTGCTGCTAGTAAATCAGTAGAAAATTTAACATTAAGAGAACTTGAATCTGAAGTTGCTAGATTACGTACAGCCTATAAAAAACTTAGCAAGTTTAAAGGCAAAGAAGTAGAAGAAGCAATGGAAAAAATTACAACTCGTGGTAAAGCAGTGAAAGAATTACTTGACGAAGCAAGAAAAAGATCTGGTAAACCTGCATCGGACATGGCAAATATAAAAGGAAAAGGTAACTAATGGCTACGTTTGGTCAAATGACTGATGAAGTATCACGAAAGTTAGCAGGCTTTACTCTGCGTCAAGATCGTCAGACGCACCTTACTGCTGCAGTTAATACAACTGCAACTAGTATTACTGTTGCTTCTGCAACCAATGTTTCTACTGGTCTTATTCAGATTGATGATGAATTAATTTATGTAGATTCGTATGACCGCAACACTGGTGTACTTAGTATTCCACCTTATGGTCGTGGCTACAATGGCACATCTGCTTCTAGCCATGCAGTTGGTGCACGTGTAATTGTATCTCCTACCTTCCCATCTGTAGACATTAAGGAAGCTATTAACAATAGTATTCAAGCAGTGTTCCCAGATCTGTACTCTACTGGTACTCACACATTCTCTTACTCAACTGCTAAGTCAACCTATCCATTACCTGATGAAGTAGAAACTGTACTTGGCGTATCGTTTCAAACTACTGGTCCATCTAAAGAATGGCTTCCTATTCGTGGCTGGCGTGTTGATCCTATGGCTAACACTACTGCTTTTAATTCTCGCAATAGTATTAGTCTTTACTCTGGTGTTGAGCCAGGAAGAACTGTACAAGTATTTTATACTTCTGAACCAACAGTAATGGACAACAATGATGATGACTTTGAAATTGTTACTGGTCTACCTGCATCTTGTAAAGATGTAATTGTTCTTGGTGCTTCAGCACGACTAGCTTCATTCGTAGATCCAGGTCGTTTGACTTTTGGTTCTGCTGAGTCTGATCAACAGTCACAGATTGCTGGTCGTTCTTATGGTGCTGGTACTAACACTGCTAAGTACTTGCTTGCACTTTACGACAAGAGACTTGCTGAAGAAAGTCGAAAGTTAACTGACCGTAACCCAACTAGAATCCACTTCACACGATAGGTAAATCATGTCCCGCAATTATTCTTCTATTTCTGAGCCAAAGACATTAACAGCAAACGTAACCTCTGTAGCTACACAGATTACATTAAACAATGTCACTGGTCTACCTAGTGCTCCTTACGTTCTTGTGCTTAATCCAGATACCGCTAACGAAGAAGCAGTTCTAGTTACTACTGACCAGAGTGGTGTAACCTCACCTACTTTAAAGGTAAGTCGTGCTATTGAAACAGGTGCGACAGCAAAGACACACACCACGGCAGACACGGTTAAGCACATGATTGTAGGCACTGACCTACAATTAACACACGACCACATAGACGATACCACTACTGCACATGGAGCTACAGGTGCTGTTGTTGGTACAACAAACACACAGACTCTTGAAAACAAGCGTTTAACTACGCCAAAGATTAATGAAAATGTTACTCTTACTGCTACATCAACAGAGTTAAA